GTACCCATCCAGCAGTAAACATAGACGGTACAACTAAAACTATATTTAAAGCATCTTCATCCGCTTGGTTCACATTTACTCAGGATGTTGATATTATTAAAAGCCCAATTAAAGAAGATAGTCATGGTAGATTTTATTTTACTGGCTCTGGAACATTCCCTAAATATACCTCAACATCAGTAGGGATAACTGGATCGGGTCCTTTCCCAGCTGCAAGTTACAGATTAGGCTTGCCAACACCAGCATCATTTACCTCTAACCCAAGTGTAGATAACACAACCGCAGAAGATGGAGCAACAACAAGCTCAAGAGCTTATATTTATACAGAAATAACAACCTTTGGGGAAGAGGGTCCAGCATCTCTGGTGACATCTAGTGAGATAATAGATGCATCTAATGGCTCAACAGTAACCTTAAGTTTACCAGCAGCCTCGTCAGGAAACTATACAATAGCCAAAAGAAGAATATATAGAACTGACCTTAATGGTGTATTTAGATTTGTTAAAGATGTTTCTGGAACCGCATCAGGAACAACAACCGAAGCAGTCAAAGATTCTCTTCTCGGGGAAGAAATAGAATCAACAGATAACCTAGCCCCACCAGATGATGTAACAGCAGACCACCCAGACGGACCTATGCTAGGCATAACATCAATGCCTAATGGCATAACAGCAGGATTCTCAGGAAATACATTGCTGTTTAGTGAAGCCTATTTACCACACTCATTCCCTATTAGAAACCAATTAACATCTAAGGATGACATTGTGGGTATAGCATCCATAGCATCTGGTCTATTAATAGTAACTAAAGGAAAGCCATTGATGGCTTCAGGCACAGATCCTAGTGCAATGGCTATGGTTGAAATAGACGCTAATTTACCATGTACCAACAAAAGATCTTTGGTTGATATGGGTGAGTACGCTATATACGCATCACCAGACGGACTTGTGTTGGCATCCAACTCTGGTATTAATTTAATTACAGAACAAATACTTACCAGAGATCAATGGCAGTCATACTATCCAAACAATATTGAAGCTTACGAATACGAAGGAAAGTACATAGCATTTACTTGGGATGGAACTAACGCTTCAAGCAAACAAGGATTTTTATTTGACCCTAGAGGACAAAAGAATGCATTTGTTAAATTAGACTTTTATGCTACTGCTGGGTTTAATGACAGGGAGAACGATGAGCTTTACTTGGTTATAGGGGGAGTATTAAAGAAATTTGCAAGAGGCACTTCTAATAGAACCTACACTTGGAAATCAAAAGAGTTTTATACTAATAGACCTATATCTCCAGGGGTGGCAAAGGTTAGTGCTGATTCATATAGCTCACTTACATTTAAGCTATTCGCAGATGGTTCTTTAAAGCACACCCAAACAGTAACTAATTCAGAGATATTTAGATTACCAGGAGGATACAGGGCTAAGGCTTTTGAGATTCAACTGGAGGGAATAGATGTAGTAAACGAAGTTTGTGTTTACGAAAGTCCACAAGAGATAACCTAGTGGCAGAGGATATTCTAAAAACAAATAGGCTTAATGTTACCGCAAGGGGAAGTTTTCCTATACCTAAAGATTTTAGCATTGAGGCTAAAAGATTTGCACAGTCAGTTCAAGATTCACTACAACAATTAAAAGGCGAAAAAGGAAATGTCCTAGATAAGGCTGTTACCTTTCAAGATTTAATTGACAGTGGTATTGCTAGAAAAAGATTTAGCATTAGCAATGGTGGTTCTGATTTTAATATAGGAAGAAACGATGATAAAGAGGGTGTAGACACACCATCCGTACCAACAGGAGTTTCTGCAAATGGAGCATTTCAAAACATATTAGTTGCTTGGGATTATCCAAGTTATTCTGGTCATTCTCATACAGAGATATGGGTGGCAAACACAGACACCTTTGCAGACAGGGTTTTTTTAGCACAAACAACAGCTTCAGTTTTTTCACATCAGGTTGGCAACGCTGCAACTAAATATTATTGGTTACGTCATGTTAATCAAAACAATGTTGTTGGACCATTCAATAGTGATAGCGGAACATTAGCACAAACAGAAGTAGATATTGGTGCGGTCATGGCGGATCTTTCGGAGGAAATAAAAAATCTCCCTGGATTTACAACATTAAATACTGACATGAGTATAACCCTAAGCGGAACTCAGAGAACATTACAAAGTACCTTTGAGACAATTAACACCTTGGCTACAACAGCACAAACAAGTGTAAATTCTTTAGCAACAGCCTCTACAAGGGTTATAAGATCAGATTCAGCACCAACATCAAGACCAGACTCAACATCACTGCAGGCAGGAGATCTTTGGATAGACACAGACTCAACCCCTAATGTGAATGAGATATTTGTATATACTGGAAGTACCTGGGCGGCAAGCACATCTGGTTCTACCAGCTCATCAGATACTACCTTACAAACACAAATAACAGCCAATGGAAATTCTATATCTCAGAATGCAAGTGATTTATTGCTTGTTGCTGGTGTTAGCGACAGGATTGATATATCAACAAGTATAAATATAACAAGCTTAAATTCAGCAATAACAAATGGAACCACAGGATTGGCAGCCAATGCTTCTGCGATTAGTGGTTTAACTACAAGGGTTACTGCGGCAGAAGGAACAGTAACAACCCATTCATCAGATATAACAGAGCTAGAAAATACACTAACTGGATATAGTTCATCCTCAACAATTGCATCAGCAATAAGCGGTCTTCAGACATCTATCACAGATAATGAGGGAGATGTAACAAGTTTATCTAGTGATGTTACTGGATTACAAAACACTATTACTACAAAAGTTAGAACCTTTGTTCAAAACGACCCACCTACCGCAACTGCTATAGGCGATCTTTGGATAGAGACTGATAATAAAAATAAACTTTACAGAGCTTCAGCTACGGGCAGTGCTAATTGGGTTGCTGTTAACGATCAGTCTGGCATATCAGTATTTGCACAGAACTCACAACCAACAGGTCAAAACATTGGCGACCTTTGGTTTGATACAGATGATAATAAAAAGCAATACAGGTACGATGGGTCTAATTGGATTGCAGTAGATGACACGAGAATAGCAGGAAATGCAAGTGCTATAACGCTTCTACAGTCTGATGTCAGTACTATAGATGGAACTGTATCTGCAAACTCAGCGAGTATTACCGCATTAGAAAGTACTGTTAACAATGCAGGTACAGGAGTTGCAGCTACCGCAAGTGCATTAAGCTCATTAACAAACACAGTTACTGCAATACCGATTAACTTTAAACAATCAACACCACCCACAGGAACTCTTACAACAGGAGATTTGTGGATAGATACAGATGATAATAAGATGTATAGGTGGACTGGATCATCCTGGGAATCTATAAGAGATAGTGAAATTACAGCAAACTCTCAAGCAATAACTGCTTTAGAGAATACTGTTAATGATGGTTCTACAGGGGTTAGTGCAACTGCAACCGCCGTTTCAACTCTAGAGACAGAGGTATACGGAGCGGGATCAGCAGGCTCGTCTAGGATAGACGCTTTAGCTTCAACGGTTAACAATGGAACCACTGGTGTTGCCGCAAACGCATCTGCAATAAGCACCTTACAAACCAATGTTGATACAAAAAATCAAACATTTGTTAACTCATCAGCACCAACAGCGTCTGCCGTTGGAGACTTATGGATTAATACCAGTCAAAACAATAAATTATACAGATGGACTGGAAGCAACTGGGTTGCTGTATCTCCAAGCACAGTCCAAACCTTTGCTCAAAGCGGAACACCTACAGCAAATTCTGTTGGGGATTTATGGATAGACACGGGCAATGATAACCAAATAAAAAGATGGAGTGGCAGCTCTTGGGTTCCATTAAGAGATGGACTGACAACGGCTAACAGTCTTTCTATTAACGCAATACAATCAAGTATTGGTGTTACTTTTGATGCATATATACAAACATTTAGTGGTACGAAGAATTTAGATATACATACCAGAGCTTCTGGTGCGGCTGTGGCTCATAATATTTCTGCAGCAGATGTTACCAATGGTGTATTTATTTCTATTAAAGGCTTTAGTTCCACTGGTGGATTGGCAATAGAAAAAATTAACAGAACCTTTAAGGTAGTGGCTAGGATTAGTTCGACCACCCTTCGTGTAGAGGTTGTCGGAGATAATGCAACATCAAGTGCAACATCATCTACGGTTACAGACGGATGTGTGATTGGAACAAACGCAGGGGTCTTGCAGCTAGCAGAAACAACCACAAACACATTAGGTCAAACCGAGGCATCTTATGTGATGCAGGTTAATTCAAATGGTCATATCGCAGGATTTGTAATTCAGTCATCTACAACACCAACAGGTCAGCAGAGTAGTGATGTTATATTCCAAGCGGATAGATTCTCTATTGTTCCATCTACAGGAACTGGAGCAGTTGTTCCATTTATAGTTGACTCTGGAATTGTCTATATAAACTCAGCAAGAATTAAAGATGGATCTATAACAAATGCAAAGATTGGAAACCTAGCTGTTGACAAATTAACAGGAACATTTGCTCAGTTAGAAAGTGTGGTTACAGGAACTCTTTCCGCAGATAAAATAAAACTTGATGGCATAACCCTAGACACAGATGTAAATGGCAATCTTATTATAAAAGATGGCGGTATTGGAGATGTAAAGATAGGGAATATTAGTGCTACCAAAATAACGACTGGCTTAATAGACGCAGATAGAATAAATGTAGACACGCTTGCCGTAAAGAAATTTGCTGATGTAAGCTCAAAGATTATATCCCACACTGGATCCGAGGTTCCTCTATCCGTTGAGGCAAATGTCCAATCTTGGTTTGGAACATATCCAGGACAGACCATTATAAGCCAAGAGTCAAGCAGTGTTGTGAACATATCATGTACCACAGCAAATGTTAGAAACAATGCAAAATATAGAATAACTTACTCAGCAGTTCTTGGTAATGTTAGAAATGGAACTATACAATATAGTTTTAATAACAGCACATGGACAAGTCTTAATCCAAAAGTAAATGCAAATGCTGGCACTTATAGAACCTATGTGTTCCTTTGGGATGGACAAATAACAGGAATGAACTCTACTCAAAGCACGGTATACTGGAGGATCAATTGGAATGTTTCAGGCGGTCAAGTAAATAGTACCTACCAAGCCTTGTATGTAACAGTGGATAATACACAATAATGAATTATACGGTTTACGAAACATCAACAGGCGATATTGTTTGCACTGGATCATCTAATGTCTCTAATGTAAGTGAGGTAGGAAAATTAGACAATCAAACAGTTGTAGAAGGAACCTATCCCCCAGGAACTTATAGGTTCGTAGATGGCGTACCTACAGCAATAACAGAAGATGCGTTGGTATATATAAGATCACAGAGAGATAACCTTTTATTAGAAAGTGATTGGACTCAGGTAAATGACTCTCCCTTAACTGAAACAAAAAAAACAGAGTGGGCAAATTATAGACAGCTCTTAAGAGATCTTCCTAGTAATTACACAATTAATACCAATTTAGATGATGTGGTTTTTCCGACACCACCAGCTTAATTAGTAATATAATGGTACATAATTATGCAATTTAATGATATCTTACAAGAGAAATGTTAACCCAAGTTGATATAAGAGTTTATTGGGATTCCGTAAAGCGTGGTTTGCGGGAAATAAAAAAAGAAGCAAACCCAGATTGGCGACCAGAGGACATATATACTGCTATAGT